TCCGTCACCCAGGACGGCGCATCGAAGGACAGGCTGTTCAGGCCGTTTATCACGGTGTTCAGACCAGATACAATGGCGGAAATCATTCCGTTCACAAAGCCGATAATGTTGTTGATCGCGCCCCGGATGCGGTCGCTGATGACATCCCAAATATCGCTTACGGCGTCCTGAACCACTTGCCAGGCGGCCTCCCAATCGCCCTCGAACACGTTGCGCATAAAGTCGATCACGGCCTGCAGGCAAATCAGGCCAATGTCCAGCACGTCGGCCACAATACCGATGGCGTTGGTCACGATGCCGGCAACGGAATTGAACACCTGCGTAAACACCGGGCCGAAGGTGCTTAACAGCCAGTTGGCCAGCGGGTCGATCACATTGTCCCACAGGGCCTTGATGACCGTAGCGATTGCGTTGATCGCGTCGCCGCCCACGGCGATCAGGTCACTGAACAGCGGGGACAGGTGAGTGTTCCACAGCTCAGTCAGGCTGGTGACCAAACTTGCCAGGATTGGGTCAATGACCTCCGTCCAAAGCCGCTGAATAATGTCGCACACATCCTGCACGACTTCACAGAACGCGGTAAAAATCGGGGAGATGTACGTTGTCCAGGTTTCGTTCCAGGCAGTTGCAAGGTCAAGCCATATCTGCTTTACAAGGTCAAGCGCCGGGATAATCCATGTGTTGATAGAATCCGTCAGCATATTGGCCAGCGCGCTTAGGATCGCCGTGCCCGATGTGATCACGGTGCTTACCACGTCGCCGACTACGGGCGCGAGAAGCAGGCTCAACCCGTTTACAAATCCGGGTACAAAATCAAAGACAAAATAGTCCAGCAGCGGAGCCAGCCCGTTTTGCCACAGGTTGGTGAACGACGCCTCCAGCTGCGGCAGCGCTGCCTCTGCGGCGGCTTTGATTTGTTCCCACGCTGCGCTCCACGCCGCTGCGGACGGGGCCAGCGCGTTGGTGAAACGCTGCCATGCGGCCTTGATGCTGTCGATAGCACCCGTGATGCCGCTTACGTCGCCGACCTCGGACAGCGCACCGAACGTGGCGTCTGCGCCGCTTCCACTGCCACCGCTGCTGCTGTTGTCTTTCTCGTCAAGCCGCTCGATTTCATCAAACCCGGCAAGGCTCTTGGCGGCTTTGTCGGTCTGCTTGGCCATACCGCTGGCCGCGGTGCCGACGCTGGTCATCTTCTTGGCTGTTGCCTGCATGCCCGAAAGGCTTTTGCCGGTCAGCAGGCTGATGAGCTTTGCCAGGTAGGCAAACGCCTTGGCGGCAAGGTTCATCACATAGGTCAGCGCGCTGCCCAGTGCATTGACCAGTGGGGCGGCCGCGGTCGCGGCGGCACCCTTTAGGCGGGCAAGTGCCGTGCCGAAACCGTCCGTCTTGGCGACAGCGCTGCCCAGGGCGGAGGTCAATGACCGCAGGGCCGAAGAAATGACGTTGAAGATCAGTGCGCTGAACACGATGCTTTTCAGCCGTTTGGCAAAAACGCCAAAAGCGGAGCTTGCCCGCTTGGCACTGTCACTGGCACCGCCAGTGCTGCTGGCATTTCCCGCCTCTTGGCCTGCCTCCGCCGCGGCGTGCTTTTTGGCAGCCTCCGCAGCGGCTTCCTGCGCTGCAATCTCCTTTTTGGTCGCGGCCACGACTTTTTCGGCGTGATGCGTGGCGGTTTCCGGGCCATAGGCTTTTTCCTGCGCCGCTGCAATTTTGGCGTACTGCTTTTCGATGTCGGCAGCCTGCTTGTTGAAATACTGCTGCATCGCGTCGTCGCCCGCCTGCATTGTCTGGGCGCGCTGCAAGGTTTCAGCTTGGTTCGCTGCGGCGGCCTGCTCCTGCTCCATCCGGCGCGCCAGTTCCGCATGGCGCTGGGTCATTCCCTCCAGCGACTGCCGCTGGCTTTCAAACTCGGCAGTAATTTTGGCCGCTGTGCTGTTTTGCTGCTCCAGCTTGGCTTCCAGCTCCGCAATTTTGGCGTCAGCCTGCGTAAGCTGTTCCGTCAAATCGCTCCTTTTCAGCAGCGCGGTGTCGCTCGGCAGCTGCCCTTTGTCGTGAGCGGCGTGGATCTCACTGTTTACTTTTTCAAGCGCGTAGGCGGCCTTGTCGGCATTGGCGTACGTTTTTTCCAGCTCGGCGGCAGTTTGCTCAGCCTCGGTTTTTGCCTTGCCAAGGCTTTCCGCCAACTTCCCGCGGGTGTTCTCGGCGGCAACGATGGTTTTCTCCAATGCCTTGATCTGCGCGGCAGTGTCTCCCGCCTGCGTCATGATTTTGGCCAGTTCCTGGGTCAGCGGCTTCAGAGCATCGCCCAAACCGCTGGCTTTTCTGCCGTCAAAGGTCTTTTCGATGGATCGCCCCAGCTTGTCCATTGTCTTTTGCAGGTCGTTGCCGCTTTTTACGACCTGCACCGTGTTCAGGCTGGTGTCTATGGACACTTTCGGCATAAACGGCTCCTTTTTGTATCATGCTTCGCCTAAAAGCGCCAGAAGGCGCTGCTTTTCGGCTTCTTCCTCTTTGGTAAGCTGCGGGCGCAGGTCAACGATTTCCTTGTTTTCGCGGTAAAACTGCTGTTCCCATTTTTCGAGTTTTTGCCCTTTTGCCAGCTTATGGCGGATGCCCACCACCGTGGCAAGCGGCCCGCTGCCGATGTTCATAAAGTAGGCAATGAATGTCCACCAGTGCAGGTAGGGCAGCGCCCGTACCTCGCACCCGGCGACCTTGTTCACGCCGCCCACGATCAGCTCTGCATCCTGCTGCCAGTCGATTTCCCGTTTGGCTCCGGGCTTGCCCTGCGTT